GCCGTGTGAAATCCCTAAAATGTCGGTGGGTGTCTGTATAATTGAGACATACCAGAAAACAAGATGAAGCAAGAACCCCAAAAATAATCTAAAAAAGATTGAGAAAATGCTTGACTTTCACCTAGTTTTATGGGACAATAGAGTATCAGTAATTCCGCTGGTATAAAAAATGAAGCAGAAAGAAGACACTATGTCGAACATCACCGCACCACAGGTTGGCTCACCATTCACTACCGCAGTATCAAAGGTATCTGGTATTGTTCAGGAAGTTGTAGCAAACAAGAACGGCACTTTCCGTGTTCGTCTTGATGTTGCTGGTCAGCCACGCTGGACAACTATCAAGTAAGACCCTTTCGATAGGGAAAAGACCTGAGTATGTCTTTGTGAAAAAACTGCTCACACTCATAATGTCGGTGGGTGTTGCTACAATAGACCTATCAACAAAATAACCCCAACAAAGAAAGAAGAAATAAATGGCTCGTTCATTGTCTGTAAAAGTTCCAACCGCTTCACTAATCGCTCTTGTAGAAGAGAAGATTGCTACTATCAAGTCTGCTGTCGCTACCTACCCTGCTGATGTAAAGCAGTATGAGACAGACTACGCTAACTACCAGAAGTCATTGGTATCGTTGGCGGTCAAGGCACTCACTAACAACCCTGAGTTGATTGGTGATGGCTACGACAAGCCAATCCGTGTTTCACTTGGATACAGCGGAAGCGTTGATGTTCGCCTTGACGCAAACGCACTCGGTTTCCCTACCGCACCAAAGAAGCCAAGCGACCCTAACTCACAGCGTTCGTTTGGTCGTGAATACACCACTCCGTTGGAGATGTTGGAGAAGACCTTGCGTGTTCTCAAACTGACCGCACAGGAAGAAGTAAATGCTTCGACCTACTCGTCTGTAATGGACTTGCTATAAACCATAGGCTAACGCCTAAACACCTGAGCAAGTGTCTAAAAGGCTCTAGCCTTGGGCTGGTGTGGCAAGGTGAGAACTACTATGGCTACCAGAGCAAAACCCCTATCTGTAAATCGGTAGGGGTTTTCTGCTGTCTGGGGATCGATCGGGTGCGCCCCCCTGTGGATAACTTTTGCCAAGATCAGTTTACGAAGCCAATTACGACACGCCCAAATTTTTTCCCAAATAGTCTTGACAATGTCTGTGGTGTCCTGTAAAATAGAACTATTAGAAATCCCCTACAAACAGAAAGGTGAACCTTATGGCTCACGATTTAGAAACTGGTTCAAACGGCGAAGTTGCTTTCGCTTCATTGCGACAGCCTGCTTGGCACAATCTTGGAACTGTATTTCAAGAAGAAGTAAACACAACTAAGATGTTGGAACTCGCTCACCTTGACAACTGGAATGTTCGTCTTGAAGATGTAGCGATTCCAGAAAACTTTGAGAGTGACAAGTCTTATTCTTTCGTTACTCGCACTAACCCATTTGACAAGACTAAGAATGATGTTCTTGGCGTAGTTGGTGAACGCTATGTGCCGTTACAGAATGAAGACCTATTCTCATTCGGTGACAACCTGCTAGACGGCGGTGGTCGTTGGGAGACTGCTGGCTCTATCAAGAATGGTCGTGTTGTGTTCGGTTCGATTGCTCTAACTGATTCGATTACCCTTGACCCTAATGGTCGTGCTGACAAGATTGACAACTATCTTCTAATCAACACCAGCCACGATGGTTCAGTTGCGATTCAGGCAAGTATCACACCTGTTCGTGTCGTATGTGCTAACACTCTAAACTTGGCTTTGTCTGCTTTCAAGGGCAAGAAAGATGTCAAGCAAACTTTCAAGATTCGCCACACCCAAACTGCCGAGGGCAAGATTGCGGTTGCTCGTGAAGCACTTGGGCTTGCTCACAAATACATTGACGAATTCTCTCTTATGGCTAACGCTATGATTGAAAAGGAAATTACTGGCAAGCAATTTGATGACATTGTTGCCCTTGCTTACCCTGCCCCAGAAAAAGACGCTAAGGGTTCAATCAAGAAGCACACTAGCAAGATTGACCTGTTGAATGACATTTATGTTGGGCAATACAACAACACCATTTCGGGAACTGCTTGGGGAGCATACAACGCTCTAACCGAGAGACTAGACTGGTATCGCAACTCTCGTGGCGGAAACAACGAAAGCATTTATGCTTCGGCTTCAGGCTTTGACCCAGTAATCAACGCTGAGAAGAATCGCCTAATGAAGATTGTTCAGTCTGTCGTAATGGCATAACAAACAAACGGATTAGCCCCTATCGGAAACGGTAGGGGTTTTTCTGTGCTTGACATTTGGATCGATCTGGGGCGCACCCCCATTTACATAATATAATTAAACATAAAAAAGTAATTACGAACGATCAAATATTTTCCCCAGATTTACGGCGTGTCGCCTTTACAATGTCGGAGGGTATCTGTATAATTGAGACATAACCCCAAAGGAGAGAAAATGCCATCAAGACCAGAACGAATCCGTGGAACTGTGCTTCACCTGCTAGACCCAGAGAAGACTACTGAGTTTCTTAAGAATAAACTAAACAACGACACCATCAAGTCAGAGCCTATGGTTGTAGCCAATGGTAACAAGGGTATCGCTACTATCTGTGGCGAGGGCGTAGGCTGGTTCGTAGATGACAATGGTGTATTGCCTATCAACTACTATGTAGGTGAGTATGGTAGTGGCTACCTTGACATTACCCCAGAAGAACTGATGCCTCTAATCTCTACCGAGACTATTGACCTTGCTGATTTTGTGAGGGCATTCGGTGACCGCCTTGAGAATAACTTTTACCTATGGGTGAACTATGCTAGTGGACACGACCAGACGATTGGAGTTGCAGCGTGATTGAAGACTACCGCAAGTTGCTAGACCTTATAATGTCAGAGGGTCTTGCTACAATAGAAGCACTATCAGATGAAGAACTAAGAAAGGTGATGGTTGATGAATAACCCCACAATGACCAATGAGCAGATTATAGATTATCTAATGAAAGACATTCCTGCCTTGCTAGAAGAGAAAGAGCCATTGGACATAAATGATGGCTTTGGTGATTACCTTGAGGGTATCATTACCAGAAGCCAAACTATCCTACGAATGATGGGTGTGCCAGAGGAAGACATTCCTAGCGATGGTTCTTGCTAATGCTATGCCTAAATGTAGAACACGAATCTATCGTATGCCCCCGACACGAGGGAGCATTTGATTGTAATCCATTCTGCGACATCTGTGAAGCAGAGCAAGAGTATTGCCCAACCTGCCAACCATGGGAACACGAACAAGCAAATAACTATCTAAGGATGATGAATGAATAACTATATTGATGAAGATACTATCGCAGAGTATCTAGTAGAGTACCAGGGACTAGAGACTGCCATCGCTACCCTGGAGGAACGCCAGGTGACGATTGATTTGATTCTACGCAACGAACATAATTTCGCAATTGGACAAGACCGCCTAATAAATGTCGGTGGGTAAGGATACAATAGACCTATGAAAACATACAGAGTAGATTACACAGCAAGTTATTGGGTAGAAGCAGAAGATGAGGCAGATGCGATTGACCTTGGTATGGAACACCACTTTGAATTGCCAGATGGCGATTGGCAAGCGGTAGAGATTATTGAGGGTGGCAATGTCCAAGAGTAAAAGGATAGCCAAGTATGCTTCTATGTGTAGCACAGAGGCACACGAAGAGTATATGAACTATACTCACCAAGAACTAGCCTACTACTACAAAGATATCCTATCAGAGATGATTGATAAGTTTGATTGGATAGAGGCAATGGCAACAGACAATTGGTATCGTAAACTAATCAGGAAATGGAAGTATAAGAAGTGAACCTAGATAAACTAACACCGCAGATGTGGGATGTAATTCGCACTTGGGAATACGAAACACTAATGAGAGCATCAATGATGCTACAACCTATTGAGGAAGATGAATACTGATGCCACAATACTATGTTGAGGTTCGTGTAGACTTCTCTGGCTACCTAGAAGCCGAGAACGAAGATGACGCAGAGCAAAAGGCTTTCACCGCTTGGGGAGAGGAACTTGGCTACGACGGAGTTTACTCTGTTGATGTGGAATTGGCAATGGAAGATGAAGATGAAGAAGAGGATGAAGACTAATGGATGAACAAGCACTAGAGATTCAGGAAGCCCTAGCAGACTACTACGCTAACCCAGAGCAGTATTCGTTCAGGGACTTGGAAGAGATTTTTCAAGACCGAGACCCATTCGAATTCCTGTAAGCAGGACCCTTCGGGGTGCGCCCCCACCCTCTGACATTTATCCGATCCCATGCAACCCTATTAGATATAAAAATATCTTTACGAACCTATTGACTTTTTCCCCGAAATCTGGGATAATGGATGTATCAAAACCCCTAGCGAAAGGTATCCCAATGGGAACTCGTGGACTAACTAAAGTAATTGACAAAGACAACGTAATCAAGGTAGCACAATACGGACAATGGGACCACTATCCAGAGGGTCAGGGTGCTAAGATTCTATCTATCCTTACTCAAGACCGCTATGCTGTAGAAGAGTTGGAGTTAGCACTAGACAAGTGTTACTTTACTACAGAGGCAGAGCGTGAGTCTATTTATTCTGACTACAATTCTAAGTACCCCGAAACTACGCACCTAAAGAAGTTCTCTTCTATGCTTCCTAGTTTTAGCAGAGATACCTGTGGCGACATTCTCAATGTAGTTCGTTGGAGTGCTGGACCTGTTCCACTTATGGATGAATCAGAGTTTGAGAATGACGACCTATTCTGCGAGGGTGTCTATGAAATCAACTACAACACTAATAAGTTTATTAGTAAGTTTGGTGTAACTGTAGAGTTTCCACTAGACAACCTGCCTACCCTTGAGGAATACCTACAGGGGTTTATCCTAGCCAGGGCAGAAAAAGATCTGCAAGAGGTAGTTGACAACGCTAACGTTCTGCTGTAAAATAGAGTATAACCCTTAGAGAAAGAACCCCATGCACGTATTACAACGTATCGCAGTTCAGGCAGAGGACAAAGACGAAGCCTTCAGAATTGTAAAGGACACACTAGAACAAGAACTAGGCAACAACGAGTATTCATCTAATACTTGGTTTGACTGGTTTGTCACAGGTGGTGGCAGGTGGAACGTCAATCCAGATAGCCAATACGAAGATGACAACAACATGACTATCTCATATGACGAGAACCCACAGGAGTTTCTTGCTCAGGTTGCTTTGGCTATACAGTCACGTGTAGAGGAGTTCAATCGCTACCGCCAACACTTTGCTGAGAAGAATGTAGATATCAATGCTAAGTTAGATAGTTATGACGGTAGCACAGATTACTCATTCGACCTATACGACCTTAGCAAGATGATTGATATGTTGCAGGGCAAGTGGGATTTCAACTCATACTTCTTTGATATGACGAGCCAGTCAGTCAACGAAAAGTTTATGCTGGAAAGTATTGACAAAGGTGAGAAAAACTGGTATCTTGTATACGTAGACTTTCACTTCTAAGATAGGAACCCCAATGAGCAAATTTTACACATACGAGGCTTGGGAGCAAACCTTCAAGCCAATCAAGAACAAGATTAGCAAGTATCCAGATAGCAACCTTATTCATTTTGAGACTTATGGTGAAGAGGTAGAGTTTGTTCAAAAGGCAGACAACAAGAACATCTGGACAGAGGTAGACGGCGACAGTGGTACTTACATTATTGCTGGCTATCATTTCGTAAACCGTATTCACTACTACATTACCGAGAACCCTTGGGATGACGAGTACACCGAGGTTCCTACTTGGTGTTACCGTCGCTGTGACTGCACAGACGAAGACGGTTTCGAAGACGGCAACCCTGATTGCCAAGAGTGTGAGTACGGAGACATCAACATTCCTATTGATACTGTTGAAGATTTGAAAGCGATTTATGGAGAAGACAATGCAGACATTATTGCGTAACAAGAATGCAGGCAGGACCGAGATTGACTACGACCTTAACATCTTCATGCAGGAGGTAGAGGACAATCTTGGTGACTGGTACTACGACCCTACGTCATGGATGATTCACGTGTACGAGGTAGACGGCAATGGTCACCACGAGGTAGCGGAGGCAAGGTCCCTTACAGTTGAAGAGATACGTGCACTAGCACTGAACAACGACTCGTACTTTGAAGGTGGGGATGCATGGTACGGTATGGCTGGGTACCTACAGACATACTGGGACGTGCTACCCGACAGCCTGAAGATGTATCTGGAATCATTCCCCAAGTACAAAGATTAACTTAATAGACTTCCCTGGTTGAGCGACGCTCCTAGGGAGAGTAGTACGGAAATAGTTAAGGGGTTGACTATCGTACTACACTGGGGGGCAGGTTAGGAGTTACCTTTCTTACTCTTGACTTGCCCCCTTACTTTTGATACAATGAATAGGTATAACTGAATAGGAAATCAAATGAGACGAAGAATAACCACAGACGAAGAAAAGGTTGTAAATGTTATCGCAAAACTTATCGGGCATTTATCCATTGACCTTGACAGGATTGGTGAACACCTTGCTAGGTCAGCACCAACCGTAATCTACAACCGATTTATGATTATCGCAGAAGCAGCACGAGCAGAGAAAGAGAAGAAGCACAATGGAACAGACACCATTCACTACTAGATGTAAAATCCTATCCGAGATTTGGATGGACTATCGTGTAGACTCAGAGTTCCAAGACTTTATCGAATACAACGATCTCGGTTTGCCGTTGGCATATGCAATTGCGGAGGGTATCGTAGAGAAGACAGACATTGCTAGCAATTTTATTAATGAAGCATTCGACATCTTACTATCAGCCCTAGGGGTAGAAGACACAGGGTTCAACTCACTAGATGATTTGCTTGACAAATAGACGAGAGTATGGGATAATCAGAGTATGGAAAACAAAGTAGATTACACATTCACCAGAGCAGATGTAGAGCGTATTGTTGGTCAGGCTATTACTGATAAGCAATGGGAAGTTATGGCTAGTGAGTTAGAAGATGCCCTTGACTATTACTTCAATGACGAGATACCTCGCCTTTGGGGAGACATCGACAGCATTATCGCTGAAGATAGCAAGCATGACTAACTAACTTAGGTTACTCACCTACATGGTGGGTAGCCTGGGGGGGCGCACCATCTTTCCCCATTTGTCAATACCCAAATTCATAACAAATGTATTACGATCCCCAAATAATTTTTCCCCGAAATTGGGATTACGATCCCTATCATATTTTCCCCATTTTGTCAAGTATCAAAATAAGATTACGATCACTGTTTATTTTTCCACAAATCCTGGACATCCCTTATTATTGGATATCAAGATAAACAATCATATGTACATAGGGTGTTATTGTTTATACTAGGGATATTACGATCATCTTTTATATACCCCCGAAGGGCTGGCGAAGCCAGGGTATGGATAACATCTCTTGATACTCCTCCCTAGTATACAATATACCCCTAGTATAAAGACATTACGATCATCATATATTTTTCCCCAAATTGTGGATATGTTTTCATAAAAAAGATTACGAAACATCTATATTTTTCCACATTCTGGGGATATTTTTATACAAAAAAGACTTGACAAATCAGGGATATTGTGCATATTTGGATATAACAATTTGGTAAAAAGGGTTGACAGATAGGGGGATTTGGTATAGAATAGATTACGAACGCCCTTATATATGGGCTCCATTACCCATACATCTTTCCCCAATCCCTCTTATAGGCTATTAAGATAAATAAACAGTAATATTTATCTGTGGATAACTCACCTATTTCTGTGGATAAATCTGTGTATAACTATGTGGATAAGTCTGTTAAATCAGGGATATATCTGGACATAATCCTGTGTATAACTATCTGATGTATGAGCCTATAAAAGCACATACAAAAACAATCAAAGCCAAAGCAATGTATTCCATATGGGTTTCTTTCTACTAGTAACTTATACTAGGGATTACGAAGCCACTTCTAAATTCCCCGAAACTTTTAGGTCCTCAATGGGCTTTAGGTCAGATACATCCATTACTAGACGTTCTCCATATCCGTAGTCTTTCTTATAGTGGTTAGCCTTGAAGGTTGCCTTGTCTATGTACCCCCAGATAATAAACCTTGGATCCTCTTCTGATTTGGTCTTGTCCTTGCCAACATACTGTACCTGGACAGCAATGTCTGACTTGAATAGCCATGATGCATTGAAGATAAGACTCTTTAGTTGGCTAGTCTTTACCTGAATGGTTGTGTCTCCAACCTTCATATCAGAGCCATCGTCACCACCGATCATTACCGTAGTGTCTACAGGAATACCCAATGCCTGACCAATAGCCTGTTCACCTAGATGTCCAATGATGTTGATGCCCTCGGATGTATTGTTCCTATCAAACATCTTATCTTCTACGTTGTGCTTTTGCTTTGCCTCACGCATAGCCTTTACGAACTCTAGCGTTTCTTTCACACGCTCTGGAGATACCGTTACTTCAATCATTCTGCGTTGCCTATGTCTCTAAAGATCTTTGGTGGATGTTGTTCTTCTGGTTCTTCTGGTACTTCAATATCAATATCAGGGATTCTTCCCATGATACCCTCCTTAGTCTGCGTAGTAGGTGTAGTGTGCATCGCCAGAGCAGATGGTGCAGTCTGGGTTGCCTTCTTCTAGGTCTTCGTCGTTTTCTGGATTGCACTCTGGGCAAGAGGTGTTCATAGATGTCTGTACCCACTCAGAAGAGTCGTCTGACTCCCAAGCCTTCTCAGACACTAGCCACTCTTGTTCATGCCAGCAGCAGTTAGTAGGAGAGAACTCTAGGAATCCTGGAGAGATAAAGTCATTCTCACAGGTTGAGTGTGCAGTCCAAACAAACTTAGGGTCAATAGCCTTTACGATCTCACGGTTCTCGTCCGTAACCTCATAGTGCTTTGGAGCATAAGCCTTAATGAACTCGTCATAGGCATCTTGTAGGTCGTCTTCGTCGAAATCTAGCATGTCTCTCCTTGGTTGATACATCAATTATACCCCCAAGTACCCCCTAAAGTCAAGCATTTATGCTATAATTTATGTATGAAAAAAGTTAAAGGTGCACGTAACTCTGAGAGACAGAACGGAAAGGCTTCTAAGAAGCGTCCGAAGATGTTTGAT